ATTGTGGTAATTTTTCCCTTCAATAATAATGCCTTATACTCCGCAACAAAATCTTCTATTAGGTTTGGTTTTACTACTTGTATATTTTGTTTTTTACTGTTTACTTCTGTCTCGTACATTGCATTCGTTACTGATACTACTGGGTTGGCAGTAACAGTTGTAGATCCATTGTAATATGATACTTGAAAGTTAGATGGTACAATTTTTCCTGCAGGAACAATTATATTATTACTAGCATCTTTTACCTCTGTAGTTACATGATGTTTAGTTGCCTGTGGATTACTATATTTTTGATTAATAAAATCCTGTAATTGAATTACAGATCTAGGCCACTGTGCATAATAATCGGTTATATCGTTTATAACAAATATAGTCCAGTTATAAAATGGATTTCTATACAATCTAGTTGCAACGTCTTCTGGTCTTTCACCATCTTGTACATTATCTTCTACAAATAAACTGACCTGTGCTTTGAACTCTCTAAGTATTTCTGCACGTCTCCATATATTTTTTACCAATAGAAAATCTGGATCAAGAGATTTTGATCCTATGTTGTATAATAACTCTGGCAAACTTCCTATCATTAGAATGATACCTCTCCAGTAAATGCTGCATCCTCGTTTGCAATAAATCCACCTTCTGATGTGCCAGTTGGCGTTCCTGCAATGAGTTTTGAATTTCTCTTGTCTGTATATGAAGCACCTTCCATATCCACACGTGTAAGTTTTGTTGTTTCTTTGAACATCAATTCCATAGTAACCATAGGAATAGTTCCATCAAACACTGTTTGTAGTTGACCAAATGGTGTTGTGTTTATAGTCAATCCAGTCAACGCACATAGTTTTGTTCTAGGCATCATAGGATGTTGTATTGGATCTCCCAATGGATCTCCTTCCTCAGTGCATTTTACAAACTTAGGTGTCAATACAAATACATCTGGGAATGTAAGCATAACTGCACTACCTCTACCAGACTTTGAGTTAGGGTGCATACCACGTTTAAACCACTCTATTATTTCTATAATTCTATTGCTTTCTTTTTTATTTCTCGCTGCCAACTCAAATCTAAAACTAAACTCTCTTCCCTGCATTCTTTCAAAAAACTGTATTGAGTTTTCGTTAGGTGCTAGTCCTGCTAATCCTGCAAGGTTCTTAGGAGTTAATGGACTATTTACTTTTAGAGGATCAGTCGCATTTTTTGCTCCTGATGTAAAACCTTGAACCAATTTTGTAGTATCTACACCACCAACCTTTGCAACATTAGACCCCTGACTTAACTTTCCTGCAGCAAATTGCAAACCAGCTCCCGCAACACCACCAACTGTTGCTAACGCAGCAAACTTTCCTGCTTCATCAGCAGCAAGTGCTAGTGTTCCTAACTTAAATTCGTTGTTCCAATCAGCACCATACTTATATTGAAACTCGTTAGGTAATGGCAGCATACATCTTTCTGCCATTAAACCTTTATTCTTTTTGTCTATCATATCTTGTTTCTTTTGCATCAACTGACCTACAGTTGTTACCTCACCATTTTTCAATACAACTCTTGTTGACGGATCTACATTCGGATCTGTAATATTAATTGTTTTACCACCACTTGTTGATGTGAAAGTTCTTTTTCCTCTTTTCTCTTTAGTTACTATTTTTTCTGTCTTATATTCATTCAATGCATAGTCAGTAAAATTATCTGTTGGTGTTCCAGATCCATATGCTTCTGCTAACCTATTTCCCCCAAACCTTACTACATCTGATATCTTACTTCTGTTGAATGATCCTAAAGCATCGTTAAAAGATTTTGCCACAGTCTTCTGTGCTTCATCATAACTATACTTTTCTATCTGTAAGAAAGATGCGTATGGTATTGATGAAAGACCAGTTGGATATTCAATAACTGTGTTTTTCTGGGTCATCTATTGTAATTAAATTTTTCTAAGGGCAATGTACTTAATAATTGCACCTCACTTTCCTGTATCTCAAAAAAGAGACTGTCTGCTCTTTTAGGTATATATTGACGATAAGTTCGTTTAGGAAACCTTTTATTATTTAGTGCCTTTAATCGGGAGTTTGTACCACGTATATAGTGTATGTTTGCACCAATTAAGTTATTCTTCTTAAACTCCATGACATATACAAGAGGATATTCATCCCATTCCTTCAATTTATCAGCAAATTTAGGATCATATTCAAAAGTATAATACTTACCTGTCTCTGGAGACTCAGTAGCATCGTCTAACAATAAGTTAAATACCTCCTCCCTTAATGATGAGTTTGATATTTTCTTACCTTTTAGACTTTCTACCAAAGAATCGAATCTGGAGGTCGTTTTCGTCGACGAGAGTCCATTCCCATCCTCTGTCTCTGCAGAATTCACTTGCTGCCTCCCATTTTGCTGTGTTTGTTGCGAAAGTTTTTACTTCAGTTATGTATGCTTTATTTCTAGTATCTGTGCGAACTTTAGGACCGTTTATTTGTCTCCGTGGTTTTACTTCAACCAAATGTTGCTTTACCCTTCCATCCACACCTCGTACTTTTACATAAAAATCTGGAAAATATCTTCGATGTTTTCGTTCCACAGGATCATAGTATCTTATAATAATACACTCGCTATTCCATTCTAAAATGTTGGGGTTTCTATCACACCATTGCATAAATTTGAGTTCCCAAGACGACCTGTAAAATATATCAGTGGGGTCTCCCTTATACTTCCTGTAATTTACAGGTTTATATTTACCTTGACGGTATCGTTTATTCACTATAAATAAATATATCAAACCATACGGTTATTTATGGCATCCGCAAGAGGACTACAGAATTTCATGCAGGCTGTTGGCAAGTCTGGTGGTGTTTCTGCGTCTAATCTATATCAATTTTCATTTCAACCAACGCCAAAGTTAAAAAAATTCTTTGATGATAACGTTTTTCAAGACTTTCAGCAACTTACTGACAATGGTGATACAATGAATCTACAGTTGTTATGTAATGAGATACAGTTGCCTGGCGTTACTTATTCAGCATTTGATGTCAAATCGGTGCATAAGGGCATTACACAAAAGATGGCAACAGCAAAAGTATATAATGAGTTAGATGTTAGTTTCTTTATGGACGGAACATCATTGCCACTAAGATTTTTTAGAGCATGGCAAGACTTTACATCAAATGCAGTTGCATCCAATCCTGAGTTCTTTTATGACGATCAACCATATAAGAGAGCATTGTCATCTAATTACTATGAAGACTATGCATGTGACATGTTTATAAACAAGTTAGAAAAATACAATTCACCTCAAGGTGAACCAAAAGAGATAGGTGGGGATAGTGGAGATTATAAAAACCCATGGAATGCTAGACTGACAAAAGCATATCCATACACTGTAGCATCAATACCATACTCAGCAGGACCTTCACAACTTGTTAAGGTGACTGTAGGATTCTACTATGAGTATAGTCACTTAATGACCTTCCGTTAGGTTGCTATATAATATACTGAATTTATAAATCATGGCATTACCTGAAATTGCGACGCCAATCTATACATTGACTGTACCTTCTACTAAGAAAAGGGTTAAGTATAGACCATTTCTTGTCAAAGAACAGAAGTTGTTAATATTGGCATTGGAAAACGACGATCAACAACAGATATTAGACGCTATAACAAAAACGATACAAGATTGTTTGATTACAAAGATCAAAGTATCAGATTTATCTTTATTTGATATAGAATATCTTTTCTTACAAATACGTGCTAGATCAATCAGCGAAGAGATTGAGATGAAAGTTACGTGTCAAGATGATAATGAGACTACAGTGGATGTAAAATTCATGGTCAATGACGTCAAGGTTAATTTTCCAAAGGGACATACTAATATTATTAAATTAAATGATGAACTAACTGTTGAGATGAAGTATCCTGATCTAGAATACTTTGCTAAGATTAATTTTATAGGTGAAGAACCAGATCCATATGAGTTGGTTGCTAAGTGTATCAAAAGAGTATATGTTGGTGAGGAAGATTACACTCCTGATTCTGTTGCTGAGTCAAGAGATTGGGTAGAGGGGTTGACTAACTCACAATTTGATGGAATACAAGAGTTCTTTGAAACAATGCCATCATTAAAACATGTACTAAAGGTCAAAAA